GTCACGAGGGCGCCGCCGAAGGGCGGCTGCGTGTAGAAGAGAGCGTGCTGTCCTTGGTACATCGTCCCCTCACTTCGGCGCGATCGACGCGCCCGCCTTGAGAATCCACGTTGCGCCCGTCTGCGCCTTCACGCGCACCCCGCCCACGAAGTCCGACGGCAGAAACTTGGTGCTGATCGTGCCCGTCGCGACGTCGGGGATCGTGCCCGTCGCAACGCCCGCGCACGCGGCCACGAGGTCAGCGTCGGAGAGTTCCGTCGAGTAGGTGCGCACCTCGCCGAGCAGTGCCGACGTGAGCGGGTAGTAGGACGTGAGGCTCGCGAACGCGCGCGTCGAGCCGAAGTCGTACGTGTCCGCGGAGGTCGGCGGGGCGTACGTACCGGAGAGCGCGGCGATCGTCTGCACCGCGCCGCCGTTCACCGAGTAGCGCACGCTCTTGTCGGCCTTCACGACAATCGCGATCACGTACGGCGAGCCGATGGTGAACTCGGCACCCGTGAGCTGCACACCGGCGCCCCCGTTCATGCCGAAGAGGTAGATCCCGCACTGTCGCCGCGACCCCGCGTTGCGCCCGAAATCGAGCACCCATCCGCGGTTGCTCGCGCCGCTCGCGTGGCACGCGACGATCTCCACGCCGGTGGGCGTTGCGCCGGGGTAGATGCACGCGACGATCGACTGCCCCGGGCCGAACGCGGGCACGGCAGCAGCCGCGCTCGCGGTGACGTAGTCGGCCTGCGCGAAGCCGAAGGCAGACTCGCCGCCGACGTAAAGCCCGGTGGCCCCATAGAGCGCGAGCCACGTCGGCGTTCCCGTCGGCGATGCCCACACGGCGTCGGTGCCGTCGCTTGTGAGCACGTACCCGTTCGCGCCGAGCGCGAGTCGCTGCGGTGCGCTGGCGCCGCGCGTGATGATGTCGCCCCGCGTGGTGAGCGTCGACGACTGAATCGCGCCTGTGATGCGCGAGTCGTCGCCCGCGGCGACCGTGCCCGCCGTGGTGCCGACGCCGAGCACCGCCGCGCCGCCGAGGCCCATGCGCGTGCGCGCTGCCGACGCGCTGAGCGCCTGGCCGACGCCGCTACCGTTGAGGCCGACCATCGTGTCGGTGGCCGACGCGTCGAGGAGTGCCTCGGCGGGGGTGGTGGGGAGCGAGGCGCCGCCGCCTCCGGTGCTGCCGGAGACGACCTGCGTTCCACAGGTGATCATCGCCCGCCCGCCTCGATGGACACGGTGGTGCCGCTCGTGCTGGTGAGCGTCAGTCGCGCCGTCTTGCACGGCTCGTTTTCGCCGCGGATCGCCGACAGCGTGGCGCCCGCCGCGAGCGGGATGCCGGTCGTGATCGACGCGGCGGCCTCGAAGAGCGTCGCGTGCGAAATCGCGATGGTCAGCGCCGTGACGGCGTTCGTTGCGCCCGTGTTCTTGACGACGATGCTCCAGTCGGTCGCGCCGTCAATGGGAATGTCTACGTCGGTCGCGACGCCCGCGGGGAGCGTCGCGGTGGTGCTGTACGAGCAGGCATAGTCGATCGGGTGTGGCATCGGCGGGAGGCTCCTCGTGGTGACGTGGTGGCGATCCGGCCGCGAGCAGGCGTAGGATGCGCGACCATGAGAGCGATTCTGTGGGTGGTGGCGGTGTGTCTGTGGGTGCTGGGCTGCGCGGTCGAAGAGGCCGCGCCACGATGCGAGCTCGGGCGCTCGACGGCGTGCACGTGCTCGAGCGGCGCGACGGGCGCGCAGGAGTGCGGGCCCTCGGGCGTGTGGGCACCGTGCGTGTGCGCTGCGATGGTCGACGCGGGGAGCGATGCGGCGCCGCAGACGGATGCGCCAGCAGACCGGCCGCGCGACGCTGCGCGAGACGCGGACCCGCGGTGCATCGCGCAGACCACAGCCGTCTCGTGGTGCGAATCGGGCGACGCGGGCGCGTGCGTTGATCTTCAGTCCGACCCGCGGAACTGCGGCCGGTGCGGTGCGGCGTGCAACGGTGGATACGAGTGCTTCGGCGGGTTCTGCTTCGTGCGCCCGGCCGACGCCGGACGCGACTGAATCACTCCTCGTAGCCGATCACGTAGACGTAGACGCCGATCGAGGCGTAGCCCGCGGCGTTGCTGCGGCGGTATTCGATGATGCGTGTCGAGGGCAGGTCGATCGGAAACACCATGACGCCGCGGTAGTCGTTCGAGGCGTCGGCCACGCCCACGCCCTGCTCGATGTAGCCGCCCGTCTCGCCGTCGGTGCGGAACTGCGCCTGCCCGTTGGCCGTCGTGCTCGCGTTGACGCAGATGCTTTGGATCGTGGCGACGCGAGCGTTCGCGGGCACGAGCGCCGAGCAATCCACGTTCGTGAAGCTCGTGGCCGTGCCGTTGCTCAGGGCGGCCAGCGTCGAAACGCCGATCGTGCTCACGCTGTAGAGGGTGCGCCCGCGCGTGCGACGCATCGGCACAGGGACGCCCGACGAGTCGGTAACGAAGCTGAACAGGTAGCGGTGCGTCCCGGTGGCGCCGCTCTTCCAGATGTTGCCCGCGTCGGGCGCGGTCGCGCTGACCTCGATGGCGAGCGCCGACGCCGTGACCTTCGCGTAGACGTAGTAGGGCGTTGAGTTCGCGAGGGTACCGCTCGCGAAGTTGGCCGCGCTGGTGAGCTCGGTCTCGCTCGCGAGCGCGTAGGCGCCCCACGTCGTGCCGTTGAGCAGCGACACGGCCTCGATGGGCGGGCAGTAGACCTTGAAGTTGCCGTTGTTCGTTCCGCTCGCAGCGACGCGCGCGTTGCTGCCCCACACGAGCAGCCCGTCGGTCGCGTCGCGCAGGTACGCGGCGCGGTCGAGAGCCTTCTTGGGCGCGGCGTTGAGGTTCGTGGCGTTGGCCGCGTCGCCGTCGGCGAGCACGGTGGTCGAATCAGTGAACTCGGCCGTCGGCGTGTAGCTGCTGGACATGGGTGCTCCGGTGTCAGACGAGGTTGCTGTGCCCGAGGATCGGCGCCCACGGGCCGTCAGGATCAGTGCGCGGTGTGGCTCCGACGGTGAAGCCGCCCACCACGAGGTCGAGCGTGTAGGTGATGGCGCTGCCGCCGACGGTGAACCCGCCCACGAGCAGCCCCGGCGTGCCGATGAGGTCGGCGCCGTCGACGAGGATCAGCGCGGGCACGCGGTCGCGCGCGTTCTTCCACTTCGCGAGCGTGCGCCGGATCTCACCGAGCTGCGCCGCGGTCATGCTGCTGCCAACCGTCGACCCGTCGCCGACGGTGAAGCTTCCGACGACGAGCGCCTCGAAGGGCGATGCGTCGCCGCCGACGGTGGCCCAAGGGCCGACGGTGAACCGTCCGACCGCGAGCGTCCCGGTCCACACGACGACCCAGAAGCGCGACCACAGCGCTGTGCGCCCATCGGGCGCAGACGCCCATTGGTACTGTGCGACGAACCGGGCGCCTGCGATCTGCGCGGACGTGAGCGCGAGGGCGTTCGCGTAGCTGTACGGAGTGCCTGCCCATGACCACACGTCCCAGGCCGCCGCGAGGCGCGCGCGGAACGTCGCCGCGGTGTCGATCGGTGCGCGCTCGAGGTCGCGGTCGGCGCCGATCAGCGAGAGCGCGTCCGACGGCGCGAGCGTGACGAAGCGCGCCCTGGTGGCGTCCTTCGCAAGCGAGAGCGCGGCGTCTTTCTCCGCGCCGAGGCCCGCGGCCCATCGGTCGCCCCACGGCCCGCGAAGCGCCGTCGGCTGGAGCGTCGGCTGCCATGCGGCGTAGGTGCTCACGCTGTCGCCCATGTGATCGTGGCCGACAGCGTGGCGATCTCGTCGTTGTTCACGCTCGTGTCTGCGACGGGCTGCGAGATGTCTACGTCGAGGACGCCCGCCGCGGCGTAGAAGGCCTCGTAGAGTCGCCCGAGGTCCACGTCTTCGCCGATGTCGAGGCTCGCGAAGTAGGCCGTCAGCGCGTCGGTGGCGAGCGCGCGGTTGGCGGTCGAATCGCTCGCGGCGGTGACGGTCACGGTGGCGATCAGCGACACCACGCGGGCGGTCGCGCTCGCGATGGTCGGGTCGTCAGTGCCCGGCTTGTTCGTGTCGATCCACGCGGCCACGGTCGCAACGGCGCCGCCGCTCACGGGGCCTGCGGGGCCTGCGAGGTACACGGTCAGCTTGCCGTCGCCAGCGCCCCACACGACCGCAGCGCGCGTCACGTCGGACACGACGCTGTGCCCGGTGCGCGCCCAATAGACGTAGGCGCTATCGTTGGCTCCGCGCCCCAGCGTGCCCCATCGGGCACGGCACCGCACGCGCAGCGATGCGTCGGACTCCTCGGACGCGCCCGCCGTCGTGATCCACGAGGTCGCGGCGGTCACGGAGACGCCCGCGAGCGAGGGCGACACGGGCGTGGTCAAGAGCGTCGACCCGCTCACGTTGTACGTGGCGCCGGGGCTCTCGGCGCGTACCTCGACGACCACGGACCCGCCCGACGGAACC